TATCCCAAGAATCCTGCATGACAGGAGCCTTCGCCTGTTTTCAGTCAGGATTGCGGACTTGTTTCGCAATTACCTATGAGGTCATATTAACTCTGAATTGGTAAGTTATCAACTATAAAGATAGCATTACCGAATATTAAAAAGTTACCCCCTTTTGCTGTCGGGTGGTGTACCAAAGGTGTACTAAGTGTGTACTGCCCGGTGTACTGACATGGAGCATTTTTCGTGATATAGTGTAGGCGTGAAAGATTAGATGCGGACTGAACCCTATATGGTTTGGTCTTTTTTCTGTCTTTCACTTGGCATGGGTAAGGGCTTTATCCTTTCACCGTACCCGTTACATAAGAAAGGAGCGTGGTGCTATGCCAAGAAAACCAAAGAAACCGTGTAAGCATCCCGGCTGTCCAAAGCTGGTGGACGGAATGTATTGTGAAGAACACGCTTCTCTGCATGGGCAGGAACGTGGGGATTCAGCAGTGCGAGGGTATGACAGTAAGTGGAGGAAGGCAAGAGAAAGGTTTCTTAAATGCCATCCTCTTTGCGTTCAGTGTCAGAGGGAGGGAAGGCTTGTGAAAGCGACTGTGGTTGACCACATCAAACCGCATCGGGGTGATCCGATTTTGTTTTGGGATGAGAGTAACTGGCAGCCGCTTTGCAAGCACCACCATGACGTGAAGACAATGACCGAGGACAGGTATCAGGAATATAAATATTGATTGTGTATCATACACAAGGGTGGGGGTATTAAATCTCCACAATCCTGTGCAGGATTGACCGCCGCCCCCTCAAACGTGAATTTTCGCAGAATTAAGCAGGGGGGATAGTCCGGCGGTGTGATATTTTTCGCAGAATGTGTTTAAATGCAAGGGAAATCCGTCAGAGAGTTTCGATAAAAAGTATAGAAAAACCGTGTTTTTAATGGGTAAAAAGGCGCAAAAAGAGGTGCTTTTTTACCCATTTTTTATGCCCGTTTGAATGGAAGGATGTGAAAGGATATGACGGAGCAGCAGGCAAAGCAGATAAGGGAAATGAGGGAGCAGGGGATTGGTTACCGTTCCATTGCTCTTACGGTAGGGCTGTCCCGTGATATCGTGAGGAACTTCTGTAAAAGCAGAGGGCTTTCCGGGTATGGTTCGGCACTGACAAAAAACATACGGGAACAGGTCATGCTTGGGAAAGCGTGTCTGTACTGCGGTAAGGAAATGAAACAGCCGGATACCGGAAGACCAAAGAAGTTCTGCTCAGATAAATGCAGACGGGAATGGTGGAAAGGACACCCGGAACGAATCAACAGAAAAGAGAGTGCCATGTACCCTGCGGTGTGTGTGCGTTGCGGTAAAGAGTTCTTAAGCTACGGTAACAGGAAAAGGAAGTATTGCAGTCATGACTGCTACATCAAAGCAAGATTTTGGGAGGTAGAAGATGAAGACAGCGAAGCTATCAGTTCTGCCGATTAAGGACTTAAATCCGGCAGAGTACAATCCCCGTAAAAAATTAAAGCCGGGGGACAAGGAGTATGAAAAGATTAAGCATTCCATTGAAGAATTTGGATTTGCTGACCCTGTAGTGGTTAATTCCGATATGACAATTATCGGAGGTCACCAGAGGGTAACAGTAGCAGCTGCCCTTGGTTATACGGAAGTACCGTGTGCGATTGTGGAAGTCAGCAAAACTCAGGAAAAGGCACTCAACATTGCGTTGAATAAGATTTCAGGCGAATGGAATCAGGAACTGTTGGCAGATTTGATTCAGGACTTGCAGGATTCAGATTTTGATGTTGGGTTTACAGGCTTTGAACCGCCGGAGATTGAACAGCTATTTTCAAAGGTGCATGACAAAAAGGTAAAAGAAGATGATTTCGATGTAGAAGCGGAATTGAAAAAACCAACAGTGGCACAGACAGGTGATGTGTGGCTCCTGGGCAAACACCGTGTTATCTGTGGCGATTCTATTTTGCCGGAAACATACAACATCCTTATGGATGGCAGGAAAGCAAATCTGGTTCTGACAGATCCACCGTACAATGTAGATGTGGAGGAGACTGCCGGAAAGATTAAGAATGACAATATGGCAGATGAGGATTTTTACAGATTCCTTTTTGCTGCCTTTGTGAATATGGAACAGAACATGGAGGACGATGCTTCTATCTATGTATTCCATGCGGATACCGAGGGATTGAATTTCAGAAAGGCGTTTGCGGATGCCGGGTTCAAGTTATCGGGATGCTGTATTTGGAAAAAGAATGCACTGGTGCTTGGACGCAGTCCTTATCAGTGGCAGCACGAACCGTGTCTGTTCGGATGGAAGAAAGGCGGTAAGCATCAGTGGTATTCCGACAGGAAGCAGACCACCATTTGGGAATATGACCGTCCGAAGGCATCCAAAGACCATCCGACTATGAAGCCGATTGCTCTGATGGCATACCCGGTACAGAATTCTTCCATGATGGGATGTGTGGTTCTGAACCCGTTTCTTGGTTCCGGTTCGACACTTATGGCTTGTGAACAGACAGGGCGTATTTGCTATGGTGTGGAGCTGGAAGAGAAGTTTGTGGATGTCATCGTCAACCGTTATATGGAGATGAAAGGCTCTGCCGATGATGTTTTCGTTATTAGAAATAATGTGAAAATTTCATATCGGGATTTAGGGAAGGAAGGTGAAGCCAATGCAACAGCTGACCTTCCTTGATTTATGTTCAGGCATAGGCGGTTTCAGACTTGGTCTGGAATCTGCCGGCCATAGGTGTATCGGTTATTGTGAATATGACAGATTTGCGAGGGCTTCTTATGAAGCAATGTACGACACGGAAGGAGAGTGGAAAGCAGATGATGTCACAAAACTTAAATCAGAAGATGTCCCCTATGCAGACATCTGGTGTTTCGGATTCCCATGCCAGGACATCTCCGTTGCCGGAAAACAGCGGGGACTGGTCGGAAAAAGAAGTGGAATATATTACAACATTATTGACCTCCTCAAAGGCAAAGAAGAAAGTGATAAGCCCACATACCTTCTTGTTGAGAACGTTAAGAACCTGTTATCAATTAATTCAGGCTTCGACTTTGCCAGCGTTCTGTCTGAAATGGACGAAGCGGGGTATGACTGTCGGTGGCAGGTGCTTAATTCAAAAGACTTCGGAGTCCCCCAAAACAGGGAACGTGTGTTCATTATCGCAAATCTTAGAAGCCGAGGTGGACGAGAAATATTACCTCTCTGCGGAGAAAACGCAGCAACTCTTAACCAACTTGTAGGTGGGATGCAGGGATACCGTGTATATGGCACGGATGGCATATCAGCTACCCTCGTTGGAAATGCCGGAGGTGTAGGAGCCAAGACAGGCTTGTATCTTATGGGCAATCTGAATCCGAGTGGTCATGGGCAGGGTGGAAATGTTTATCATGAAGACGGAATTGCACCAACGGTTACTGTAAACAAAGGCTGTGGCACGAGGATATTTATTGATCAGAGCAACCATGCTCCAAAGCTGACGGAAAATGCCAGATGCATAACTGCAAGGTATACTTCCGGGATGGTAAATCATACTGCAATGAATTCTGCAGTTATGGAAGTGCATCCGGTTCTGACACCGGAACGTATGGAGAAAAGGCAGAATGGCAGACGGATGAAAGAAGATGGAGAGCCGATGTTCACGCTTACCTCACAGGACAGACATGGTGTGTTTGTGTGTGAGAAAGTGCAACAGAATGAGGAAACCATGCTCCGTGTCAGAAATGGTACAAAACAGGGGTATGACGAAGCACACGTTGGTGATGGTATTAGCCTTGCATATCCCGAGAGCGATACCAGAAGGGGAAGGGTTGGAAAAGGCTGTTCCCAGACATTGGATTGCTCCGGGCAAATGGGGACTCTTATGAAGTGCGGAAGAATCCGCAGGCTCACTCCGAGAGAGTGTTTCCGTCTGCAAGGTTTCCCGGATGTTTTATTTGATAAAGCGGCATCTGTTAATTCGGATGCACAGCTTTACAAACAGGCAGGGAATGCGGTGACCGCTACTGTGGCATTTGCGGTGGCAATGTCACTGCCGGAATCACGGGAAAATTAGTGAATAAATAACTTGCTATTTCCTCCATTCAGAGTGATATATGTAGTACCAAATTGAATGGAGGAAAAGCAAATGAAGGTAAAAACAACAGCAGAAAACAGAAAAGACGTTGTAAAAGCGATGGAGGAAATCCTTAATGTAAAAGCAAAATATCAGGGACCACCATCCTTTGGATACAAGGTCGGGGAGTATACAGTGGATCGTGATGGCAACGTGGAACACGAATCCGAGGAGGCAGCACTTACCATGCAGAATGAATTAGTAGCGAGAGGTCTTGCTGAAGGCGAAGCAGACAGACTTAACATTGGGATTCCGATAGAGGGATTCACAGCAGAGGGTATTAAAAATCTTATTTACATGATTCACAGCAAACAGTACCTTTTGGAAAAAGCAGTCGGAAAAGAGGTATTCAGAATTTCCGATAAGCTGGTAGAGAGATTGGATGCGGAAGAAAACATACCGCTTGAGAAAGTGATACAGATTGCGGAAGAAGAAAGTATAGAGGGGCTTGCCTTTGGGGAGGACAGAATATTTTTCTGCGGATTTCCGCTGAACGAGGATGAAGCGAGAGCCTATGCTGAATTGGCAGCTTGCATGGCAAAGACGGCAAAGGAAGCAAAGAGAGTAAGTCCAAAGGCTACCATCGAAGAAAATGAAAAATATTACATGAGAGTCTGGCTTGTCAGAATCGGTCTTGGAGGTAAGGACGGAAAGGAAACAAGAAAGGTATTTCTTTCCAGACTGAAAGGGCATACCGCATTCCGAACCGAGGAAGATAAGGAAAAATGGAAAGAACGAAACAGTAAGAAATCCACCGAATCTGCTGAATAGCAGAGGGGTGGATTTTGCTATAAAATACACAATTTCATATGGATATGAGCAGTAAATATTTGTGTACATTATGCCTCCGAATTAACTGGATAATATGTGCTTTTAGAGCGAATATGTACCTACCGAAAGGGAAAACAAACAGCCGAAAGGAAGGTACATAGAATGAACGAAAAAACAAGAATTCAGATTGAGGAAATGAAAAAGCAGACCATTGGGGTTGAGGTTGAGATGTACAACATCACAAGGGAAAAGGCAGCGAGAACGATTGCAGAGTATTTTCATACCGAAGGAACGGTAAAGTACATTGGAGGAAGCTACAGCGCATGGGCATGCAAGGACAATAAGGGAAGAGAATGGAAAATCACAAGAGATTCAAGCATTCAGGCAGCTTCCGATGACGAGAAGGCAGAACTTGGAACACCGATTCTTACCTACGAGGACATTCCAGATTTGCAGGAGATTTTAAGACAGCTAAGACATAAGGGAGCAAAAAGCGACCCTGCCCACATGTGCGGAGTACACATTCACATCGGATTGAATGGCCACACTCCAAAGAGCCTCAGAAACCTTGCGAACATCATGGCAAGCCACGAAAGCCTTTTGATTTCCGCAATGAGACTTGACCGAAACCGAATCAACAGATACTGCAGAACGGTTGACCCTTCCTTCCTTGAAAGGCTGAACAGAAGAAAGCCAAAGACAATGGAACAGCTTGCAGACATTTGGTACGAAGGAGTATGGGGCAGCAGAAATCAGCATTACAACGATTCAAGATACAGAATGCTGAATTACCACGCTTGCTTCACACATAAAACCATCGAGTTCAGATGTTTCCAATTTGCCAACGCTGGCAACGGAAGAAAGGGCGGTTTACACGCAGGAGAACTTAAGAGTTACATACAGCTTTGCCTCGCACTCAGCCAGATGGCGAAAACGGTAGCGAGTGCCAGCCCGAAACAGCCACAGGTTGAAAATCCAAAATACGCAATGAGAACATGGCTTTTGAGACTCGGCTTCATCGGAGATGAATTTGCAACAGCAAGAGACATCCTTACCAAAAACCTTGAAGGGGATACAGCCTTCAGACACGGCAGAGCAGCTTGAAGGATTCAGCTTTGAGGCCCACCGACCGCTTCGGCGGTCTTAAGGTGGTAGAAGGGAAGAACCCTTCAGAAAGGATGGATGAATATGAATAAATATTATTTAGCCTATGGCAGCAACCTGTCAATGGCACAAATGGCACAGAGATGTCCCGATGCAGTATATGTGGGGACCGCAGAACTTAAGGATTATCAGCTTCTTTTCAAAGGAAGCCAGTCAGGAAGTTATCTGACGGTTGAGCCAAAGAAGGGAAGTATGGTTCCGGTTCTGGTTTGGCGGATTAGTGAAAGGGATGAACATTATCTTGACCGTTACGAAGGTTATCCATCGTTTTATTACAAGAAAACGATGGAAGTGGAAGTGCAATCCTTTATTGGCGAGAAAACAGATGATGTAACAGAAGCCATTATCTACATCATGCATGAGGACAGACCGCTCGGATGCCCGACAAAGCATTATTATGATATTTGCCTTGAGGGGTACTGCCGATTTGGATTTAAACAGACGGTTCTTGAACAGGCTCTTTACGACAGCGTTGGAAAAAGAGTCGAACAGCATCTATTGAAGGAGGTCGGATATTATTATGAGTAGCATGAGATTTCCAAGCAGAGAAGAAGTGGAGAAGGTACGGAATGAGTATCCTAAAGGATGCCGTGTGGTTCTTGAGCGGATGGATGATATGCAAGCACCGCCAATTGGAACGGAAGGAACAGTAAGGGGTGTGGATGACACAGGTTCCATAATGGTTAAATGGGATAACGGCAGCAGTCTTCATGTAGTTTATGGGGAAGACCGATGCAGAAAAATCTAGGAGGCAGATATGGAGCAGATAACAACCATTTGCTACGGGAAAAAGGATACATGGCAGTCAAGGGAGGAGGCACAAGCCTTCTTCCTGAAAGCGATGGCAGGTTCGGAAGGAAACGAGCAGGAGAGATATGCCACCATATATACACAGCTTTGTCTGGGAATGACTGAGTGCAGGGATGAGGTGGACTGATGACAGAAAAAATAAAGGAGCAGATACTTGCTGTCAGGGCTACGGGGCGAACCAATATGTTTGACACGAATATGGTTCAGGTAATTGCCGATGAGATGAAGTTTTATGAACTTGTGGTTTTTATTGAGGAACACAAGGGAGATTATGCAAAATTTATACTGACAGGCGAGTGCTAATATACACAATATCCGATCTTATTGTTTGGTACATTTACAGGCAGATAAGACTGGATATATCTGACTTTTAGAGCGAATATGTACCTACCAAAAGAAAACAAGGAGGGCATTAGCCATGACAGAATTTACAACGATGGAAAAGTTACAGATGAAGGTTGGACCAAGCGGAGCGGTTTTGAAATATGGGGAAAAGGTTCTTGTAACCTGCGAAACCTACTACGGATTTACCGCAGAAGTTTACGAGTTTGTTGAGACTCCAGAGGAAACTGGACTTGGATATATCGAATGCAGACTTAGCCTTATTGAAAAGGCAGAGAAGCATTTTGAAGATGGCGGACACGCCATTGCATGGTGCATCAGCAGGGATTAGGAGGGAAGAATAATGAGTGAGATTATTTTTTCCTACAACCACACAAGATGCCACGCACTCAAAGTCAAGGGCTTATTGGGTGGCGAGGTGTACATCGGAGAAATGGATGGATTTGAAATATATATCAGATTGATCCGCATGCATTATTCGACCAATTTGGATTTGTGGCGGTTAAGAAATAATTGAATTATATGGATGAGAGCTTCTTCGGAGGCTCTTTTTTGATGCTATGAAACGGAGGTGAGGACAGTGGCACAGAGAGGACGTAAGCCAAAGCCTACGGCAGTAAAGGTGTTGGAGGGCAATCCGGGCAAGAGAAGCCTTAATACGGCCGAACCGAAGCCTGAAAAGAAAGCACCACGCTGTCCGTCATGGCTTGAGGATGAAGCGAAAAAAGAATGGAAGAGGATGAGCAAGCAGCTGGAGCAGTTGGGGATTCTCACGGAGATTGATATGGCTGCCTTTGCCGGATACTGTCAGGCATATGCGAGGTGGAAAGAAGCAGAGGAATTTATCACGCAGCATGGAACGATTGTGAAGACTCCGAGTGGCTATTGGCAGCAGGTGCCACAGGTATCCATTGCACAGACCTATCTTAAGATTATGAATAAATTTTGTGAGCAGTTTGGGCTTACTCCTTCTGCGAGAAGCAGAATTGTTGCAGATACAGCTGAGGATAAAGAAAGTGATGAGATGGAACTTCTCTTGATTAAGGGAGGTGGCAGTTAATGTATGATGTGACAAAAGCGGATCATGCGGTCAACTTTATCAATTGTCTGAAGCACACCAAAGGAAAATGGAGGGGAGTTCCGTTTGAACTTCTCTCCTGGCAGGATGAGATTATCCGCACATTATTCGGTACGGTTAAGGAAAATGGCTACAGGCAGTACAATACCTGCTACTGTGAGATTCCGAAGAAAAATGGGAAGTCGGAACTGGCGGCTGCCATTGCATTATATATGACCTGCGGTGACGGGGAATGGGGAGCAGAAGTGTATGGCTGTGCTTCCGACCGCCAACAGGCATCTATTGTATTTGATGTGGCTGTGGATATGGTGGATCAGTGTCCTGCTCTGAAAAAGAGAATTAAACCAGTGATGTCGGTTAAGAGGCTTGTGTATAAACCGACCAACAGCTTCTATCAGGTGTTATCAGCTGAAGCATATACCAAGCATGGTCTGAACGTACACGCTGTTATTTTTGATGAACTTCATGCACAGCCGAACAGAGAACTTTTTGACGTTATGACAAAAGGCTCCGGTGATGCCAGAACACAGCCGTTATATTTTCTGATTACTACAGCCGGAACAGACAGAAATTCGATTTGCTTTGAACAGCACCAAAAAGCTGTTGACATTATAGAGGGCAGAAAAATTGACCCGACATTCTATCCCGTGATTTATGGTGCATCCGATGAGGATGACTGGACGAGCGAAGCCACATGGTATAAAGCCAATCCTTCCCTTGGAGAAACCATCGATATTGAAAAGGTTCGAAATGCTTACATCAGTGCAAGGGAAAATGCTGCAGAAGAGAATATCTTCCGGCAACTTCGATTAAACCAATGGGTAAAACAGTCTACCCGTTGGATGCAGATGGATAAATGGGATGCGTGTGCATTCCCCGTAAATGAGGAGGAACTTATCGGAAGAACCTGCTATGGCGGTTTAGACCTTTCGAGTACATCGGATATCACGGCATTTGTACTTGTGTTTCCACCAAGAAATGATGAAGAAAAATACATCATTTTACCATACTGCTGGATACCGGAAGATAACATGAGACTCCGTGTCAGAAGGGATCATGTTCCTTATGATGTGTGGGCGGCAGAAGGGAGTCTGGAAACCACGGAAGGAAATGTCATTCATTATGGTTTTATAGAGAAATTTATAGAGGAACTTGGTACGAAGTACCACATAAAAGAAATTGCATTTGACCGTTGGGGTGCAACGCAGATGGTGCAGGATTTGGAAGGTATGGGATTTACTGTTGTTCCTTTCGGGCAGGGGTATAAGGATATGAGTCCGCCAACGAAGGAACTTATGAAGCTGACACTTGAGGAGCGAATTGCCCACGGTGGGCATAAGGTTCTCCGTTGGATGATGGATAACGTGTATGTCAGACAAGACCCTGCCGGAAATATCAAAATGGATAAAGAAAAATCCACAGAGAAAATTGATGCTGCAGTCGCAACCGTCATGGCACTTGACCGTGCAATCCGTAATCAGGGAAGTGATGGCAGTGTGTACGATGCCAGAGGAATTCTGGTGTTTTAGGAGGATGACATGATTTTGGTCAGCATATTAGGCTTCTTTCTCATAAGGGAAGCAATCAATCAGGCATTGGAGGGATAGCAGATGGGAATAAAAAGTTTGTTTGGTTTCGGTCAGGCGAGGGATAAGCCTGTACGGAATTACAGCAATGGTGAGTATATATTCAATTTCGGACGAAGCACCAGCGGAAAGAGCGTCAATGAAATGACAGTCATGCAGACTACTGCAGTTTATGCATGTGTGAGGATTTTGTCAGAAGCAATCGCATCGCTTCCAATTCATGTATATCGATACAAAGACGGTGGGAAGGAAATTGTTTGTGACCACCCGCTTTATACGCTGCTCCATGATGAGCCAAACCCGGAGATGACTTCATTTGTGTTCAGAGAAACGCTGATGAGTCATCTTTTAATTTGGGGAAATGCATATGCACAGATCATACGAAATGGGAAAGGCGAGGTGCTTTCTCTGTATCCGCTACTTCCAAACAAGATGAGTGTGGAGAGGGACAGTAATGGAGTGCTGTATTATGTGTATTCCCGTTATACAGATGAGAATCCCAACATGAAAAAGATGGGAGATATCATCTTAAGGCAGGAGGATGTGCTTCATATTCCCGGACTTGGATTTGATGGTCTTATCGGTTACTCACCTATTGCAATGGCAAGGAATGCTGTCGGTATGACGATGGCCTGTGAGGAATATGGTGCCAGTTTTTTTGCTAATGGTGCAAATCCCGGTGGTGTGTTGGAGCATCCGGGTGTGTTGAAAGACCCGGCAAAGGTAAGGGATTCTTGGAATGCAGTGTATCGTGGAACGACCAATGCCCACAAGATTGCCGTACTTGAGGAAGGGATGAAATATCAGCAGATAGGTATCCCACCGGAGGAGGCGCAGTTCCTGGAAACAAGAAAGTTTCAGATTAACGAAATTGCAAGGCTGTTTCGGATACCGCCACATATGGTCGGTGATTTGGAAAAGAGCAGTTTTTCTAATATTGAGCAGCAGTCTTTGGAGTTTGTGAAATACACACTTGACCCGTGGGTAATCCGATGGGAACAGGCACTTAAAAAATCCCTTTTTCTGCCGGAAGAGAAAAAAGAGTTTTTTATAAAGTTGAATGTGGACGGTCTGCTCCGTGGGGATTATCAGAGCAGAATGAATGGTTACGCCATCGGCAGACAGAATGGTTGGCTGTCAACCAACGATATCCGTGAAATGGAAGATATGAATCCATTACCGGAAGAGGAAGGTGGCAATCTGTACCTTGTGAACGGTGCGATGACGAAGCTGAAGGATGCAGGAGCATTTGCCAAAGAGAGAACGGAAAGCACGTCAGAGGAAACCGAACCGCAGCAACCACCAGACAATAGAAACAGAGGAGGTCTACGATGAAACGAAAGTTTTGGAACTGGGTCAGAAATGAGGGGGAAAGAACCCTCTTTTTAAATGGAGAAATCTCAGATGAAACATGGTACGGGGATGAGGTTACCCCTAAGTTATTTAAAGACGAACTGTTATCCGGCGAAGGGGACATTACCGTATGGATAAACAGTCCGGGCGGTGATGTGTTTGCAGCTGCCCAAATCTACAACATGCTGATGGATTATAAAGGCAACGTGACTGTGAAGATTGACGGTCTTGCCGCTTCGGCAGCTTCCGTGATTGCAATGGCAGGAACGAAGGTGCTGATGAGTCCGGTGGCAATGATGATGATCCACAACCCGGCTACGATAGCCATTGGAGATACAGCAGAGATGAAAAAGGCAATCGAGATGCTTGACGAAGTCAAAGAATCCATTATGAATGCCTATGAAATCAAAACCGGATTGAACCGCACGAAAATCTCACATCTGATGGATGCAGAGTCCTGGTTCAATGCAAAGAAAGCTGTAGAACTAGGGTTTGCGGATGAAATTCTCTTTGATAAGGAAAAAGAGGAAAATCCGGAAGAAAAGAAAGAAGAGAAGGAAGAGGAATTGGAAGCCATCCTGTTTTCAAGGTCGGCTGTTACAAATTCCTTTTTTAATAAGCTGATTTCGGGAAAGCCGGAGAAAAAGGTAAACATTAGCGAGCTTGAAAAGAGGCTCAGTCTGTTAAAGCCATAAGGAGGGCAATGAATATGAGTACAGTATTGGAATTAATGGAAAAGAGAAAGAAAGCATGGGAAACTGCCAAGGCATTTTTGGATTCCAGAAGGGGCAGTGATGGTCTGATTTCTGCAGAGGACAATGCGACTTACGAAAGAATGGAAGCGGATGTGGTGGCACTTGGTAAGGAAATAGAGAGATTGCAGAGACAGGCTGCTATTGATGCGGAACTGACAAAGGCTACTTCCGAACCAATCAAGGATAAGCCGGGCATGAAGCCGGGGGATAATGCTCATGTGTGGTAAAGTAGCAACTAAGAATTTGATAGACAGCAGCTGACTATTCCGTTTTTAACTTTTGGTTAATTTTGTAAATCATCAATTTAACAATAGCTCTATTGTTCCTTAAAGCCTACTCTGCTATCATAAAGGCATAAACACAAAGGAGGTTTGCTTATGAAAATCAATCAAATTATCCGAGAAAAACGGAAGGAATTGTCATTAACACAAGAACAAATCGCCGAGCTTTTGGGAGTATCCACCCCGGCTGTAAATAAGTGGGAAAAAGGAGTTTCCCATAGTTAAAGATACCACACCAAATATGACGAACCCACGCTTATACATTATCAGCCATAATAAAATGCAAGGATAGCAATTTGATACTGCTGTCCTTTTTGCATTTATGGATTAAACAAATAGATTTAGAACTCTTGTAGAACATGAGTATAAGGTTGTCAAGAAATAGTGTGTTGTTATTGGTCGGTCAACCGACTATGATATATGGTGAATATTTTGTAGAAGATTGAATGTCTGGTGACAGACGAAAAGCAGCATAAAGAATAGCGGTGAAATTCAAGCAAAGGAACCTTACATCAAATGTAAGTGGTGTATTTGTGCTTTGTGTAGTAAAATTTTAATTGTAAAAAAACATGAACAAAAAAGAGGTGTTAAGTATGGATTATACAAAAAAACTTTTAGAAGTACGCGACCTGCACAAAGCATATTCCAAAGAAGGTGTTCCCACAAAAGCACTAAACGGAATTACCTTTGATGTTCTCAATGGCGAGTATTTGGGAATTATGGGAGCCAGCGGTTCCGGGAAAACAACATTATTGAATTGTATTGCTACGGTCATTAAACCCACCTCTGGACAAATTTTGCTCTCCGGAGCGAATATAAGTGCTTTTGACGGTGCTAAGTTAGCGGAATACCGTGGAAATAGAATTGGTTATCTGTTTCAAGACTTTGCTTTGCTTGATAATTTGACAGGCAGAGAAAATATTCTGTTGCCCTTATCCATTCACAATATAGATATTTCCATAGCCGAAAAGCGCCTAAATGATATAGCCGGATTTCTTGGAATTACTGATGTTCTTTCAAAGTTTCCGGCGCAGATGTCCGGCGGTCAAAAGCAGCGTGTAGCCGCAGCCCGTAGTTTGATTTCTGACCCGGATATTATTTTGGCTGACGAGCCGACAGGTGCATTAGATACAAAAGCCGCGCGGCTGCTCATGGAAAAGTTACGGGAAGTCAATCAATCACAAGAACGTACAATTTTAATGGTTACGCATGACCCTAACGCAGCAAGTTTCTGTTCCCGCATTTTGTTCATACAGGACGGCGTTATTTTCCATGAATTGCGTCGCAAAGTTCCGACAGAAACACGGGAAGAATTTTATGCGCGCATATTACACGTAATGGCGCAAATGGGAGGAGGGAGCGCAAATGTTCTTTAACCTTGCATGGAGAAATTCCAAACGTAGCCGCAACGAAAATCTGATTTACTTTCTGACAATGGTAACGGCGGTAGCGGCATTTTACATTGTGCTTTCTCTCGGAGCGCAGGACGTGATACGCTTTTTAAGTAGCCTTGAAAGCGACGCCGTGGAACGGCTACTTACAAACCTTTTGCCTACTGTCTATGTTTGTGCATTATTATTTGTATTTTTCCTTGTAGTATTTGCAAATAAGTATCAGCTCGAATGTCGCAGTCGGGAATTAGGGTTATATTTGATGTTTGGTATGACAAAGACCCGATTATTTACGCAAATTATGACGGAGGGGCTTATCACTTCACTTGTCGCTCTTTTGGGTGGACTTATCTGCGGTGGTTTTCTATCCGAAGTTATCAGCCTTGCAACGGCACGTTTAGTCGGACACGGTATTATTGCACATCAATCAAGTTTTTCGTTAAGCGCAGTTTTCTTTACGATATTGGGATTTTTAATTATCCAATGTGTGGCGTTGTTTATACTATGTGGAAAATTGTTTAAGAAAGAAGTTCACCAACTGCTTTATGGAGAAATGGCAAAAAAACAACACACGGGCAGCACACACGGAAGTTTGCTATCCCTTGTAATTGGTACGGCAGTTTTACTTGTTGCATACTGGGTTGCCATAGAACACTTCATGGCTGGCGGTGGTGTAATGCTGCTTGTTGCTGTCCTGCTTGGAATTGTTGGAACAATTCTTTTTATCCGTGGCATTGCTCGGCTTTTAAGTATAGTAGCTGCTTCTAACAAACGTAAAGCGACAAATGGACTTTATGTATTTACTTTGCGACAGCTTCACGAAAATGTTGTTTATAAATATATTTCAATTAGTGTTGCGTCTATTCTGATGATGCTTACCATTATGTTTATTGCAAATGGTTCTGCAACTATTATGTCGCATGGGAATGAATTAACAAGAACTTCTGCTGTCTATGATTTTACAGTAATGGGCGAAGAACAGAATATTGAACAATACCTTTCCGACGAGCAAATGCGAGTTTATGTAGCTAATCTTAACCGTATGGAAACAGGGAACATGAAACGTCCTGCTTCCGGGGAAATGAAATCCTTTGTTGACTGGTCTGTATTAAGAAAAGAGATTGTTCAAAACTTGCCAGAGGGTGTAATAGACCCTGCTACACAAGAAGCTGCCAGTTACGAATTAGGCTCACATCAACCCGCAGCCCTTAATCTGCTTGGATTTATTGATACGGGGAGTGTTGCTCCTTATATGCTCCCAGTTTCATCATATAATCGCTTGTTGGAAGCCGCAGGAGAAAAGCAAATAAATCTTGAAAATGACGAAGCTGTTTTTTACCTCAACCCGGACTTTTTAGGGAAAGCACAGGAAGATACCATTGCTCTGTTAGACAGGATTGCAGAGAACGCACAGACAAGCGGTAATGCGTTGATTTCCATTGACAAAAAGTCAGTTACACTTGTTCCGTCTGTACCAATGAAAGGGCTTACTGCGGATGAAAATGTTAAAATTGTAACCGCGTTGATTGTTTCCGACGAGATATATCATAACTATGTAGACCCGGACACGTGTTCCGTATATTGGAATTTCTGTATTCCGAATGAGCTTGTAGAAGCAAATGGGCTGATGTTGTCCGTTATGGAAGCACGTGATTTGCTGAAGCCGTCCGGTCTGTATTACGAAAGCTATCTTGATAATTTCGGGCGACAGCTATTTTATCTTATCTCCGGGAGTTACACGACTTTATATATGGGCTTTATGCTATTGATTATTGCGTGTGCATTGCTTGCTTTGCAATTCTTAACACAAATGCAATCGACAAAATTAAGATATTTGACACTCTCAATTTTGGGTGCGCAACGCGAACAGATAAAGCGGTCAATTTATAAACAAGTTTTATGGTATTTCCTGCTCCCCCTAATGTTGGCTTGTATAAGCGGTACGGTTGGTCTTTATGCAATGCAGCAACATTTATACTCTGACAGCACAAAGATCGGGCAATCTTATCCGTTGCTGATTATTATGGCATTTACTGTCGTTCTTATTATGGCAGTTTACGGTGTGGCTGTTGCGCGGACAGCTACACGGGAAATCGGAAAAATAAATTACAAGCCTAATTCATAACAGGCTTACGTGAAAGGAGGTGGTCGTATTGGCACGAATTATGGTAGTTGAAGATGATGTTTATATGCGGGAAGAACTGACGGATTTATTGAGAAAGTCGGGGTATGAAACAGTTGCGTTATTTGATTTTGAAAACGCAATATCGGAAATTGCAGAGTATTCCCCCGATTTGGTTTTGCTCGACATAAATCTTCCATTTCATTCCGGCTTTGAAATCTGCAAAGAATTAAAAGCAAAGCAGATTGGAACAGCGTTGGTATTGACAGCAAGAGATAAATTGCAGGACGAACTTCACGCATTAGGATTGGGAGCTGACGACTACTTAACAAAGCCGTGTAATATGGAGCGCCTGCTTGCCCGCATTAAAAATTTATTACGACGCAAAGAGGAACAGATACGGCAAGGTTTACTGGACGGGAACGGATTTTTACTTGACCCAAACACCTTTACAATCTATGTGGGAAAGAGTTCTTCCCTCATGCCACCCAATGAGGGAAAAATATTGCTTGCGCTTTTGAAGAAAAGCCCTAATCTTGTTACCAAACATGAGCTGTGCAACGTGCTTTGGGGAACGGAAGAATACATTGACGAAAATGCGCTGCAAGTAACCTTTACGCGATTGAGGAAAACGCTCCGTGAATTTGGTCTTGAAGATCGGATAGAAACAGTACGCGGGCAAGGCTACCGCTTGAAAGAGCAGGTGCGATTATGAAGAAGCTAAAAATACTTTTAACATATATTTCCTCTAATCGTGTATGGATTATTACACTTGCCTGTTTGGACTTGTTCTTTATATTCCTTGCTTGGCTGGCTAATCCCGATTATTTTATCAACTATGTTGCATTGATAATTTTTGTATCATTTGCCGCACTTGCTATTCCTCTTGCTATATCAATCAGAAAACGCAACAGGGCAGACGTTATTTTTCGGCGTTTTCTATTGGAGCCGGACGATACCAACGAATACTTACTGTGTGAAGCTGTTCCCGCAGTATTACGCCCTTATATCTGTGAATTGGGGCAGCATTTGAGGACGCAGCAGGAATATATCAACGAACAGAAAATTACAGTTACAGATTATGAACACTACATTGAAAATTGGGTACATGAAATCAAAAAACCGCTATCCCTTATGACCTTGCTACTGGACAATCGAAAAGATGAAATGTCCCCTTTGGTTCATACCCGTATGCTGTATGTACGCGACCATACCCGACAGGATATAGAACAAATTCTATACTTTTCAAGGCTTGGAGCTACTCATAAGGATTACTTTTTTGAGCCGCTTTCAATTCTTGAAACTTGTCGTGAAGCAGTTGAAGATAATTTAACGCTTCTTGAAGAAGCCGGATTTTCTGTTGAATATACCGAAAACGATTATCAAGTGATTTCTGACAAAAAAGGTTTGATGTTTATTTTAGGACAGATAATCAGCAATAGTGTGAAATATGCGGGGAACAATCCTGCTCCCCGGCTTCTCTTTTCCATTGCTGATAGTGCGGATAGTGAACAGATTTCTTTATCTATTAAAGACAACGGCACAAGCATACCGTTGTCTGACTTACCCTTTGTTTTCGACAAGGGGTTTACTGGAGATACGGGCAGTTACCTTAGTCGTTCTACGGGTATGGGATTATACCTTGTTCAGAAAATGGCAACTGACCTGTCTATCACGGTGGAGCTAAAAAACAATTCTTACGGTGGAACAACCGTAACCTTGACGTTCCCGAAAGTGGATCGTCCATTTGGGAGGTAATGAAATGCAGTTACAAAACGAAACAATAAAAGAGCGCACGCCAATAAAAGGCTTGCTCATTGATTGGTTGATTATATTTGGAACATATCTTTTTATCCGTGTATTCTTCGCCCTCTTTGGGCTTCATCAGAATATTGTCCTTTTGGGCTGTTGCCTTGCGATATTGCCATATCTTTTGGGGGCAGTATATTTACAGAAATCCCACAAGCAATGTCCATTATGGCTTTCTGCATTGGCTATTTTAATACCGTCCATTGTTGAAAAGGTAGCGATATATTTATTTGGTGCGTACTTATACAATTTAAGCCCGATAAATGTTTTAGGAGTTATGGAAGCGATTAAGAGTAACGCGCCATACACAAACCTCATTAAAAATCAATCAGCACAGAATTTAATCAATCTATCATATTTTAATTGGACATACATTCTATGCAGTATAGCTATTTCTGTTTTGGTTATCTTGCTTTTACATCAGACAAAACAGAAAAGTAATAAAGGATAAAGAGAACTTTTTGAAATTGACATAGTATGAAGCATCTGCCACTCGACAGCAAAAGAAAAAAGCCGTCGTACAGCAGATATAAAGAGTTAATTGTGAGGTGAAAATATGGGAAATTAGCTGTATTTGATATATCTGAATCCGGCAGAGCGATTGGAGAAAAGTTGATACTTCTGCTTGATGAAAGGCAACAGGAGGAGCTTGCACAGTATCTTCTTGAAAGGACAACGAAAACAAGAACTGAAACTATGTGTTTTCACTTAAAGCACAACTGGAAGCAAGACAGTCCGCTTACGGAATTTCAAGAGGGCGATTTATACATCTGTCTGGAATACAGGCGTGTGATTGTTCATGAGCAGGAAATCGCCCTGACTATAAAAGAGTTCGACATCCTGCTTCTGCTCATTATGAACCCGAACCGGGTATTTACCTATGAGGTTATCATGGATTTGGTTTGGAACGAAGATTACACCTACTATTCCCGGAAAGCCATCAATAACCATGTATGCAATCTGCGGAAAAAGTTAAAGACAGAACCGGGCGATCCTGATTATATCAAAAGCGTTACCGGTATCGGATATAAATTTGCACTGCCATAAAGCTGACAAACATTTTTTAATAATCTGTCAGCTCCACAATTACATTACTCTGCTGATACAGCCAGTCCGTAAATTCTTTCGGGCTGGCTGTTCCTGTTTTTACAGCCTTTTTTCTCTGCAATGCTTCTTTCTTGAAGTCAGCAAAGGTAGCTTGTATTTTTTCCAGACGGTCAGCTGGAAAGCCGTTGGTATTCTTTGCCCGGTTGATTTTGTTGCGCCAGTTCTGGCACTCATTTTTATAAAGTAAATCATAGTTATTTTCTCTGGCTCGTTCGTCAAACTCCCGCTTGTTTTGAAGTGCCTGCGCCTTGCGGCATTTGTCGCTGCACAGCTCATACCGCTGGCTCTTTGCCAGAAAATATTTTCCGCAGACTTTACACTGCCGGAAGCATAGCCCCCAATCATTCAGTCGGTTCAGGTAATAGGTTATAAGCGGATAGAGGGACGCATAGGCAGACACACATTCTTCTGTGCGCCGGTTTTCCGGGAACCAGAGGTCAAGCCGGGTATCTTCGGACGGTGCGCCTTTGAAATAAAGGCTGCCAGCCTGAAAGCGTTTCGGTTTTCCTGTCTCCTTATCAAAGCTCATGGCTCCATCATGGAATACCCCGGTCAGGCTGCTCATTTTATCCATGAAGCGGTCACAGGCAGCGTTACGGTCACGGGGTTCTCTGGCAAGCAGATAACTGTTCCAGATACGGAACGCCACATACATTTTCAGAGGTTCATTGCTAAGATATTTCTTCCAGAGAAATTCGCTTGCCGCCTGTTCCAGCTCCGGCTGTTTCCATCGGTTGGAATGGAGGGCTTGACGCAGCGGAGAAAGCCCATATAAGTTCCATTCCCTGTCCGTGTCCTGCTCAAAATTTATCAGAAAAGTTCCCAGCGGGCGTGTCATATCACAAAGCACCTCTGCACTTTTGCTCCCGTCCAGCCGGAAGCGAATCTGCTGTTCTTCCCCAATCAAAATCCGTTCTTTCATTTTCTTTTTGTCCAGCGTCAGGACAAACAAAATCCTCTCAAAACACGGTTCATGCCGCACAAACTGGTTTTCCATTCTTATCCCCTGCCTTTGCTTATGGTAATTATATAATTCAATCATATCCGTTACACTCATGGTATCGCAGAAGTATTGTTTTGTCAAGGTTAGTTCGCTATGATGATTGCAGTTGGTAATTTCGTACTAAACAGTACCTTGACAAGTGAATGACCGTCCAAAAGGGATATGACCGGCAGGAGAAGTGACGCATCCAGCGCACCAATGCCGGGAAACGCCACAGGAATGGGGCAGTTACAGAGATGTAGCTTTTAGGATAACGGCTTTTGGGGAGAACGGCAGC